TTGGGCGGGGGCAACCAGGGCCAGCAATCCGGCGGTAAGCAACAACCACAGGCTCAGCAGCAGGCACAAAACTCAAACCCGCCGGGGCCGTTGCAGGGGCCTATGGACGATGCACCGTTTTAGAAGCGGCTGACGTGTTCGGGATCGTGTGTTTAATCGAAAAATCGGGAGATAAGCATGAGTAAGCTCACACCGCTAAAGTCAATCCGCAAGCACTGTCTTATGTGCGTAAGTAACAGCTCACAGGAAGTGAGATTGTGCCCTGCCAAGGATTGCCCGTTCTGGAAGCTGCGTCTGGGCCGGTCAGTCAAGGGCATCCGACCACTGAAACAAATCCGGGCCATGTGTCGGCAATGCGTGGAGACACACAACGACATCCGGGAATGTGACGGCTGGTTGCTTTTTGGCGAATACTGCCCTGTTCATCCGTATAGGTTTGGAGTGAGGCCCAAGGAAGGACAGGATTTGTCGAAAAACGGCAATGACAAGCGGATTGAAGCTGCAAATTTGGACACAACGGCATAACCCGATACATGGAAGGGCTAGGACGCAAAGACGAAATTTGGGGGCAATATGAGCCATACATGCACAACCTGCAAATATGAACCAGTCTGGCATGAGATCGGTGTGGATTGCCATGGCTGGCCACAGCTTGAAGGCGAATGTCGGGCGCCCCGCGCAGCCTGCGACCAGCGCGAGAAAATACGCTTGGACACTGAATACATGAGCACTCACTTGCCGAATTGCCAGGCGTGGAGACAGAAGAATGAATCGTGATCATTGGCACCACTGCAAAACAATCAACGGCCCAAACCCCAAGAAGCAAAGCTCATGGTGTGCGGCCCTGCACGACAACCGGGGCAATCTGTGGTGCGGGGTGGAATTTTCGGGAATGCAATGTCCGTGGAGGGATGATGCCATACGCAGGTGAATACGAGGCGAGGACGGAACTGAAACGATGGATGCAGGAGAATGGAATCACCTACGCAATACTGGCTGAGCGGTGCAATGTGTCTCGGCAGGCAATCGGACAGTATTGCAATGGGTACCTACACAGCTTGGTTGTCCGCAATGAGCTGCGGCAGATGGGGTGCCCGGAAAAATTCTTGAAGAAACGGCCAAAACACAAGGCTCAGCCCCACACAATACAGCTGATCCGCCAGAGCACCGGCTACTACAATCCGTGGGCTGAGGGCGAGATCATGTGCCCGCCGGGAGTAAGCAGTAACAGTATTCTGATGTGTCCATTGAGGTAAATATGCGCGTGACAGAGCAAGAATACGCCGAAATTTTGAAGCGAAGCGGCGTCCGTGGGGCTGAGTCCGGGAGAGGACCTGGAGGCAAAAATTCGGGCGCACAGAGGGCAAAGAAGCGGTCTAAGGGCAAGACGAAACACAAGCCAAAGCCCGCCCATACCCCCGGCAAGATGAACAAGACCGAGCAGGAGTTCGCGCACAAGCTGTCAGCGATGGATGACGTACTGTACTGGCAGTTTGAGGCGTTGACCTTCAAACTCGGGCACCGCTGCACCTACACTCCGGACTTTATTGCCGTGACCCAGGACGAGATCCGGGTGTACGAGGTCAAGGGTGGTTTCATCCGGGAGGATGCCATGGTCAAGTTCAAGTCTGCGGCTGACAAGTTTCCACAGTTCCGTTGGATCATGGCGCAGAAGAAACGCGGAGAATGGAAGGTTGAGGTCTATGAATAACGTAATCAGCTTATCCGGCGGTAAGGACTCCACGGCCATGCTCCTGATGATGCTAGAGCGCGGGGAGTCGATTCATAGTGTGGTCTGGTTCGACACCGGATGGGAATTTCCGCAGATGCACGAGCATATCGACAAACTGGAGCGATATGTGGGCTTTAAGTTCGTGCGATTAGAGCCCAAGAGATCATTTACTTATTGGATGTTTGAGCGCGAGGTGGTGGCCAAGAAAGGACCACAAAAAGGTGAAGTACATAGAATTGGCAACGGTTGGCCCTCTCCTATGCGAAGGTGGTGTACGGGGAAAAAGGTGGACAGCATAAACAAGTATCTCAAAAGCGTAGAGTATCCAGTTTCCTGCATTGGTTATGGGGCAGATGAGCCACAACGCATAAAGTATAACAGCAAATTCCCGCGCAGGTATCCGCTGATTGAATACGATATCACAGAGGCTGAAGCTCTGGAGTATTGCCTAGCGCGTGGGTTTGATTGGGGTGGTCTGTATGGGATCTTTAACCGCGTATCTTGTTTTTGCTGCCCCCTACAGCGCATTAGCGAATTAAGGAAGGTCAGACGCTTTTTCCCTGACCTTTGGCAACAAATGCTGGAATGGGATGCGGCAATACCAGGGCATAACCGTGGATTTAAGGACTACACAACGGTCCACGACCTGGAGGCCCGGTTTGTTGAGGAAGATAGGTGGATGCGGTTGCCGGGCTTAGAACGTGAAGCTGTGTGAGGTGAGCATGGGGATGAGTGAAGATGAAGCAATGGCATGTTGAGGAATATGTTTAGTCAGGTGTTAATAAAAATAAACAAAAATGTTTATAAAACATAAACACGACATAAACAGAGGTGAACATGCTCAAGGGATGCGGCCAGGGCGAGGTAGGGGTTGATGAGCCGATATTTAAGCCGGAAGATTTCAGTCAGCCGAATGAGGTTATGTTGGCGGAGGTTCACAAGGCAATGACGGAGTTACGGCAAGAGGTGCATGAGCTGCGGTTGGCGGTTGTGGAGCAAAGTAGAATACAGCAACGATTACTGGAGGGGGATGGGAAATGAAGATGGAAGAGCTGATAGCGAATGTGGAGCAGTGGGCTGATGAGCGGGGGATTTTGGAGAAGGCTACCCCGATGGATCAGTTTGAGAAGACGATGGAAGAGATTGATGAGCTTAGGGAAAGCCTGGAGTTACAAGCAAGTGGTGATGAGATCAGGGGAGCAATCAAAGACGACATTGGAGATATAGCAGTGACATTGATCATTCAGGCCAAGATGCAGGGGTTGGGATTTGCTGAGTGTCTTGAGTGGGCCTGGAATGAGATCAAGGACCGGCAAGGTAAAATGGTGGATGGGCAGTTTGTGAAGGAGGTGGGCAATGGATAGCGTCAACCATCCAGGGCATTACGCCCTGCACTACCCGTTGGAAGTCAAAGACATGATCGAAATTATCTTGATAAACGCCTATGGGCCGGATGCGTACAAGGCTTATTGCCTAGGCAATGAGCTGAAGTACAGGCTTCGGGCTGGATTTAAGGGCGAAATTGGGGAAGAGATCGGCAAGGCCATGAAGTATCTTGAGTTTCGGGAAGAGGCTGCGGAAGAAAGCCGGGATGATTTGGTATTCAATGACCACTCCGAGCGCACGGCGGCTCGGGACGTGGAGGATACGGTGAGGTGGAGACAGGGGCGGCCAAGTCTTGCTGACCATGATGAAAGAGATCCGCACGAAAAGTATCCTCCTGGCCATCCATATTGGGGACCAGACCACACCTACACCGACGAAGAACCAGAATACCTCATGCGCCATACCCCAGTGACGCCGGAAGAGGACTGGGAGTGGGATAGCAAGGCGCCTAGTGATGTACCTCCGTTGGCGCGGAGATATGACCGTAAGCATGGGTAGGTGAATATGGACTGGACGCGCATAAGTCATTTCAAGCCGGAAGAGTTTTATTGCAAATGTGGGTGTGGCCAGGGGGCAGGAAAAATGCACCCTGAATTCATTCTGCGATTGGACCACGCCAGGGAAGTATCGGGCATACCGTTTAAGGTCACGTCTGGCTACCGCTGCCCGGAACACAATGCCGAGGTTGGCGGGGTGTCCAGCTCAGCCCACACGCGCGGATATGCGGCTGACATTGCCTGTGAGGGGAGCAGGACCAGGGCACAGATCATCAAAGCCGCTATCAAGGCCGGGTTTGACCGTATCGGGATAGCAAAGACGTTTATCCATTTGGACTGTGACCCGGATAAACCCAAAATGGTGTATTGGGTGTACTGATGCAAGATAGACCAACCGTTCTGGTGGGAATCCGAGAGATATCGGAACACCTGCGAAGGAGCCCGCGAGTCGTCCGGCGGCTGATCCGTGAGGGCCTGCCCGCTACCCTGGAGCATGGGGCATACATGACCACGACCCAGGCCCTGGAAGGGTGGATAAACGAGCGGGCAGTGAAACGTGATACAAAACGCTACGGGACGGACACGAATAAGCACTAATAAGCAAGTTGCCTGCGGTGCTTGTCTTTAGTTATTCTGACGGTACATCTTTAGGGGTGTACCGTTTTTTATTTTTGGAGGGTTTAATTGCCAAACGGTGTGCAATCGTATGCCGAGTGGTCGCAGGCTCTGAATAAAGAGCAGCGGGACTACGAGATTTACCGCTTGCTGCATAGCTTGGATGAGCGTTTGTGCAGGCTGGAGCGCAGACCGATATGGGACAAGGCGGTTGCGTTTGCCGGAGGGATAATCGGTGGGTTTGCTGCCGTTATCGCCTATCTTAAAGCTTTTTCGGGGGTAACATGAGCTGGCAGTTAATCGTGATCATTGCCGTGTGTGGCGTGGTGGCTGTTGCCCTGGTCCTGCTCAACAATAGGGCCAACAGGGTGGTTCGGGGATGTTTCAAAGATGCGCAGAAGGACTTGGACGACGCCCTGGAGTGGTATGCGGCCACCGATGATCAGCTCAGGTCCATGACCCGCAAGCAGTACAAGGACCTGCGGGACAAAACAGTCCGCTCTCTGGTCAGGATTGAGGACCTGGAGGACAGCACCCGGCAAAAGCTGCGCACGCTTTTTATTCGACTGGTTAAGGCAGGGGAGGGGAAGCAGTAATGGGTATTTTATCCGCCCTGCCTGTCATCGGCAAAGCTGTGGATAAAGGCCTGGACGTAGTGGATCAGATTGTTGAGGACAAGGACCAGGCCGCACGGCTCAAGACCGAGATCCGCACGCAGATCGAGGCTCAGGCCCACAGCGAGCGGCAGGCTTTGATTAAGGAGCAGGGCAAGATTGTCGGTCTGGAGGTCCAGGGAGAATCATGGCTGCAGCGCAACTGGCGGCCGCTGTTGATGCTGTGCGTGATTGCCATCATTTTTAACAACTACGTGCTGGTGCCCTATCTTTCCCTGTTTACGGACAAGGTGGCCATACTTGAGCTGCCAAACGGTCTCTGGGCCCTGCTCAATGTCGGCGTTGGCGGATATGTGGCTGGGAGATCCGGAGAGAAGATCGTTCAAAACCTCAAGGGCAAGGACAATGGCTAACCACAGCCCATACAGGGATCAGTTTGCGCAGCAGGCGTATGTGGCCTGTTCCGAGTCGGGCATGACGGACGTGCAGCTCGCTAAACTGTTTGGTGTATGCAAAGCCACGATAAACGTCTGGAAGAAAAAGCATCCAGAGTTTGCCGAGCAGATCCGCAAAGGCAGGGATGAGTTCGATTCAGCCAATGTCGAAGACAAGCTGCTCAAGCGGGCCATGGGGTACACCTACACCGAGACCACCATGGAGCGCGACGAGGACACGGGGGAAATGGTGGAGGTCAAGAAGGTCAAACGCCACATCCCTCCAGATACTGCGGCACAGCGATACTGGCTGAACAATCGCCAGCCGGAGCGGTGGAAGAATGTCAAGCACGTCGAGGCGGATGTCCATCAGCGCGGAGAAATGAAGATTAACATTGTGAACTACGATGACGGAACTGACCCTGCCGCATAAATTCACGCCCCGTCCGTACCAGCACAGGCTGTTAAAAGCCATGGACTACGGATACAAGCGAGCCGTGGCTATCTGGCACAGGCGGGCAGGCAAGGACCTGACTCTGGTCAATCTTTTGACAAAAAAGGCTTTCGAGCGAGTTGGCATCCATTACTATCTATTCCCCACAGCGGCATGGGGCAGGCGGATTCTCTGGCATGGCATGGACCGCAACGGGATACGGTTTTTAGATCGCATACCCGAGGAACTGCGGACCAAGACCCGCGAGGACGAGATGCGCATAGAGCTGGCCAATGGTTCCAGCATCCAGATTGTGGGCACAGATAACCTCAACGTCGTGGGGCCGAACCCTATCGGGTGTGTGTTCTCGGAATATAGCCTGCAAAATCCCCGGGCCTGGGATTTGATACGTCCGATCCTGGCTGAAAATGATGGGTGGGCGGTGTTTAACTACACGCCCCGCGGTCGCAATCACGGCTTTGATCTGTATCAAATGGCCCTGGATAACCCAAAGTGGTTCACGCAGCTTTTGACCGTCGAGGACACCGGTGCGATCCCCATGGCAGCAATTGATGAAGAACGCCGGGCCGGGATGAGTGAAGAGCTGATCCAGCAGGAATTTTATTGCAGCTTCGATTATGGCCTGGAAGGGGCTTACTACCTGAACCAGATCAACCGGGCCAGGAGTGAGGGACGAATAACCAACATCCCCATTGAGGACCTGCCGGTTTATACGGCCTGGGATCTGGGGATAGGTGATAGCACGGCAATATGGTTTTTCCAGCTGGTCCGTCAGGAGGTCAGGATCATTGACTACCACGAGGACAGCGGGGAAGGTCTGGCCCATTATGCCAAGGTGCTGCAAGACAGAGGATATCTGTACGGCGACCACTACGCACCTCACGACGTGGAGCACCGCGAGCTGGGGTCTGGCACGTCTCTGAGACAGAGAGGCCGGGAGTTGGGGATAAAGTTCAAGGTGGTCCCCAAGCATACGATTGAGGATGGCATTGAGGCCGCCAGGTCGATATTCCCCCGTTGCTGGTTTGACAAGGACAGGGCAAAGGCCGGGCTCAATGCCCTGATGAACTACCGCAAGGAGTGGGACGACAAACACCAGGTCTTTCGTACTCGCCCCTTGCACGATTGGGCCAGTCATGGCGCGGATTCTTTTAGATATTTGGCAGTAGCGGTACGGCGCATGTCTACCAATAACAGCATGACTGAAAGCGAAGCACGGCGATTGTACGAGCAGTACGCGCCTCCGGTGGCATAATATAAGCATCACGGCAAGAGGATAATATGAGCGTAACCAGATCAATAATCCAATACCCAGCGAGTAGAACAAAAAGGCCATATACGGTCCCGGTTACTAATAGCAACGGGCAGTTACCAGACGCCGGTCTCCTGCCTGTCATGCCTACCCACTACTCTCGTGATGGCAGACCCAGTAATGCAGGAGATGCTGGCGCGGACAGAGCCACATGGACATCCCCTGCTCGCATTCTGTTGGATATCGGCGGCAGCATGCACCAACTATCTGTTCAGCAGACGCTGGATCTTAACGTGGCCGGGAATTGGGACGATGTGTCCGGTACGGATTGGACCGTAGCGGCGAACCGGGCGGGAAAAGATTTCTACGTTTATGCCTGCCAGCCCGCGACTGGATCAGTGCCTGACCTTATCCTGTCTGCCAATGCTTCAATCCCTGACGCTATACCTAGCGGGGAAACTCCCACTGTAGATAATACCCGTAAAATATCGGGATTCCATTGCCTCTGTGAGGATGTGGGCACGATTAGTGGACATTCTCTGACAGACTATATCCAGGGAGACATTTTGCCCGCTAGTGTTTGGGACATCCTGCATCGGCCAGCATGCACCCCAGAGGGCATGGCCTATGATGACCATCAGGCCCTGTGGGTGGATATCTATCTGACATCCGGCACGGGTGATACTACTGCCAGTGCAAACGGGGCGACTATCTCCGATAGCCGCGACTGGATGGATTTCGTCGATGATTTAGGGGCCGTGAGTAAACGGTTACTGGATGACCATGAGTTCCAGCTGGCCGCCAGAGGCTCGAACGAGGAGACCAACATTGATGGCTCCAGTGATCCAGTGACTACTGGCGGGTATGTAGATACAAGTGGCCGTCGCATGATCTCGGATATTGGCCTGGAGGGCATGTGTGGGCAGATGTATCAATGGCTGATCACACAGGGATATCGAGCAGATAATTTTACTCACAGTCATACTGTAGACACAGCCACATCCAACACCGCAGAGCCAACGACAACAGATGAAGCTGCCCCAGGATTTAGTTGGTACAACTTGCCTGGTAGCCAGGGATCACTTTATCGCCAGGGTGGATATGGTGATGTGAAGCTGCACGCGGGCGGTTATTGGAATGCTGGGTCGCTTTGCGGTCCGCAGTGTCGTGGTGCGCGTTACGGTCGCTGGTATACGGCTTCGTCTCTCGGCGGTCGCGGTTGCGCGCGGAGCCAGAGGGCATAATGCGGCAGGCGGGATGCGGCGCGAAAAATAACGTGAGGTGAATATGAGAGGGAAAATTAAGCACTACAACACAAAACAGGACGTTTTGAATGGGTTGAATGTGCATCCAGATAAGACCAAGGCGTTTTTGCAGCGCCTGCTGGATGAGCGGATGCAGTGGATTACTACCGGCAAATTGGATGAGGGTGATCCTGGGGTTGAGGATGAAACTCATCGAATAGCTGAGATTACTGATGAGGTTACTGGAGATGTGATTGACCGATATCAGGAAGAATGGATGGAAGATCCGGGAAGTAAGATATTTCGGTTGGAGATGACAGTGGATGAGGTTCGGGGGTTGATATGAAGATAAACGAATCGTTCTCTGCTACTGGTGAAAGTGATTGGAGATACTTTTATTCATCTCCGATGTTGTCTATTGCTGGCACGTTTGAGGGAGAGGTGGCGTTGGAATATAGCCCAGATGGCGGAGATACAGTTATCCAAGATAGTGTGTTCCAAGTTCCGTCTGCCCACTTGGTATCTATCCCAGCTTCAGGAGCGTGGCTGCGCGTTAACGTAAAAAATTACACTAGCGGCACAATCCATGTGGCCATGCGGGAATAATATGGCAAATGAGCGGGACATAAAGTCCGAGTATAACGAGC